CCAATTATACTTTCTGTTGTATGTGGGGAATTCGTAGGTCTTTGTAACTGTATCATTCATAGTTGTTACATTAAAAGTTTCGATAGTTTCCCAAGTAGTTCCGGCGCTTACGACTGCATCTTTGGTCCACTGTACAATAGCAGATCCTACTAGATTATCAAGGGAAAATTCCATAGTGAGGTATTCATCAACTTCTGCTTTTAAGAAATTAGGTCTTGTTATCTCTACAGCATCACTGTAATAAGTAGTTGTTCCTAACAAGACATTTCCCATATCGGTATTGGTAATTCCGTAAAATCTTGTTATGTATCTTGAAGGTATTTTTTCTGGGATTGTTGATCCTGCTTGAGGGAAAGCAGCTCCGACCAGCTCCATTAACCCTTCTGCGCCAAACTGTGTGTCAGCGTACAGAACGGTACGAGTAGTGTCTGCATTCACTCGATATATAGTGAATTTTAAGAATTGCGGAGTAACACCTTTTAAAGCATCAGCAGTTATATTAACTGTTGCTAATCCTTGAGTTGTTAACGAATTTACCACATCTGCTGTAAGCAAAGCTGCTCCTTTGACGTCTGTAACAGACATTTTTATTGTCATTCCAGATAGACTTATACGCTTTTGATCTGAATTTTTAACATCCAAGGTAAGTATATTATCAACACCTTTGTAAATTTTAATTTTATTTTGATACACGATTTTCCACCTCACAGGATATAAAGCCACATCTGCAACTAGATTGATTTTGTTTGGATATAAATAACATGAAATTACCCTGTTACTAGAACTGGGTGAAATTTGGTGGTGGGAAAGTAACCGTCAAGTTCCGATCAATATATTTTTAAGAAAAGATATTGAACCGTTTAGGTATATTATAAAAACGTTTAACAGCAAGGATGTAAGGATTATACTAGGGCCGGTAGTAAACCTTATGAATCTATCCTTGAAACGTATCAAAAGAAAAAGCGTACAACTAGTACGCCGACCGCCGTCTCGTTAACTGAATTCGTAGCTGATCTTTTCGCAGATTAAATTCATCTGCACTACAATAGCCACTGCGTAGGCCACTGCGTGAGCCTTCTTAAAGTAATATTCACCAGTCTCGGGCGGGATCCAGACTTCCTTCATTATCGTAGTCCAACTCTCCCCAATCAAATGCCTCTTCGCGGGGCGGATTATCGCTAGGACGGCAGCTAATTCTTCCACTGAAGTAGGGCAAGTTTTCTTCAGAATTGCCCCATGGCCATTCAAATGAAATAATAGATTTGTGAATTCCTCTTGTTGTAAAAGATCCCATAATGGTTCAGCCTCCATTAAATTTTTAAGATGTTCTTCACTGCTTATTTCTTTGTACAAGCTTACGTTAAGAAAATCTACTTTAAAATATCCACGTTCTTCTGCTTCTTTATAATCTAGAGTTGAGAAGTTTGATATAGGATTTGCTGGTATTTCGTGCGGATAAATTCCAGTGTTATGTGGAACAAGTTTATTGTTTTCCGAACGTGATGCTTTGATGTGATCAACTACATCCAGCACCTTTTGTCTATCTGCAAAGTCTATATCAATATCCGGCATTATTGCATTACCTGTGTTTCAAACAACATCAATGGCAGTTTATCTACTAGATAACTTGCATATTCATCAGCGGATTCTAGGTCATCAAATCCTGTTAGTTTTACATAAACAGTCTTGTCATCTTCGCTTACAATAACTTCTAAATTAAGACTCTGTTCTTTGCTATTTTCAACATTAGGACTCATAAGCTAGCCTCCCTGACTACATCCTTAACTAGACCAAGATTGTACCGTTCGTTTTTAAATCTTTTTACCCATACTTGGGGGTCTATAATACTACTTATCGATGCCAGCTGTTCATCAGACAGAGATGCTAATAGATCTTTGCCTGTTTGACAATTAAGTATCAACCACGGACTTATTTTACCGTCTTTAATATCAAACGTTGCCCTATTAGGACTTACATATTTGAAATAATGACTCCATACACTATTATTTTTTTCAGCCCATATGTCCATAGTTTTTATACTACGTTCTAGTGCTACTTCTGCATGTTCTGTGTGAATCAGTTCTAACACATATTTTACGTAGAGCTCGTCGCGGCACCAATGATCTAACTTAACTCCACTCTTTACGACCCAGTCGATAAAATGTTCTGGGTATAGAGGATTTACATTACTAACAAAACTGCCAAATTTTACAAATGCATTGTAGTACGGACTTTTAGCAAATTCGCTGTATGTTTTATCTTGCTTGGCATTCTGCGTCAGTTGAAAAAATCTAATAAACGTTTTAAACCCAATTAACACATGTTTCTCAGTGGCGGCTAGATGTCTGCGTTTTTGTTCACAGACATGTGTTATCAGTGTGCTTTCTTTAGTATAACCATGCCCACAATATTGACAAGTATATGGTTTCTCTTTATTCACTTTTAACTCAAAATAATTTTTCAATTTCTTTGTCTTCGTAACCATGTTGTCGAGCTAACTCTTTTATTTCTTTTAGAGTCATTAATTCAGATAGCAGTTCTAATTCGTCTTGTTTTTTGCTTGGATAAAGTTCAAGTAAAAATTTCAGTCGTTTAGTATCTGCCTTTTTTCTTTTGAAACCTATCCACTCATGAAAAAAGATCTTACGACTTTCATGACTGCACATACACAATAGTTGCCACTGCAATTTAGGATGCTTTTGTAAAATATTCCAATGCTTGTTAAAGAATTCATTGACAGTGAGTACAAAATGCTCTTGCATTTCTCTTGACTGCCCTTTTACATTGCTAATATATCTATTAAGAATAAACATTTCACTTTTTAATGACTTCCGTTGGTCATCAGTGATGTCATCCCATAAAGTTTTTGCACCAAGATCAACTGCTGCCAACTTATCTTTTAGTTCGATTTTTTCGCTCATAGTCTTCCGTCATTTTATATATTAGTATAGCACGATCTAGAGCCTTTTGTAAAGCTGGATTGGAGGGAGCGGCTCGACGAATATTACCCCATAGTTGATCTTCCATCATATGCTCATGAAGCGGACGACCATCATTGGTACGAGGGTCAACCTTGTTTTCGTATTGATAACCAATCAATTTACGCTCCGTTGTACCAACTTCTCGAGCATATATTTCTTCACCATTACGCTCATAGATGTATGTAGCGCCAGGTTTAAGTGTTCCCATATTACAATAATTTGTCTAGCTGAATTAATTCGTTCTGTCTTGAAATTTCTTTTACAAAATATGTACACAACGCTTTTGGTTGGTTGTTTAACGGTATGGCTAGTAACTGACTGTTCTTCATTTTAGGGAAATACCATTTAACATCGTTGTAAAAATTTACAATTTCAATAGGTTTAAATTCTACTCTAAAACTACTTAAAGGATTAAAACATAATGCTTCAAATCCTCGATCATTAAGACTGGTCAGTGGTAGTATTTCTATATCAGAGCTACTTTGGCTGTCTCCCACAGCTATGCTCCAATCGATGGGCATTGTAACTTCGTCGTTGCCTATTCTTAATACCATTGCAGGACTGTTGAAGCTTTCTAAAAACACTAGCGGTTGAAAAAAGAAATCTGGTTCCGAAGGTGTGCTGTTATCTAACACAGCAAATCTCATATTGTCGTCTACCTCGTCGGGTAAATTGTTTAAATCGAAGGGTATATTTTCTAGTGTAAGTATCATCATGTTGTTATTGTACAACAATCTATTTAGATTGTCAATCCCATTTTACTTTTTCTAACGTAAATGGATATTTTGCTTCCTTGTAAAATTTCTTTCTTTCAGTTAAGTGTCGTTTCGCGTATTTGCACGTCGACGTGATGTCCCAGATCTGTACGAAGTCTTTATCTTCAGCTTTTCTAATACCTCGCCCAATACTCTGTATAACCCTTGTAAAGCTTTTTCCGGACTCCAGAAGAACCAGATTAAAAATCCTAGGGATATTAATACCCACAGCGGCCACACCATAAGTCGCCACAATAATCTTGTTATCACTAGTTTTAACTTCGTCATATTCTTCTTTTCTATCTTTAGTTTTTACTTCACCTGATATAAACACACTATCTTCGATCTCATTGGTTAAAACTTTACCGGATTCGATACGATTTACCAGCACCAGTGTATTGCCAGTTTTAGCAATATCTTTGATCAAGTTACTAATATAGATTATTCTATCTTCGTTGGTGACAAGATATTTGTTTTCTTCAGCGTAGCTTTTAAATTCTGGAAGATCGACTAATTGTAACACATTTACATGGCACTGAGCAAGCACTCCTTTGTCTTGAAGTTCTTTAGCACTGACTCGACCAACAACAGGACCAATACTGGCAAAAATACTTTCAAACTCAAATGCTTCTTTAGGAACTGTGCCAGTTAGTCCCCAGCGAATAGGTGCATTGCACATATTCTGTGTGAGTAAATTCTTTAAAACGTCAGCTTTAGCTTGGTGTACCTCGTCTACAATAACAGTTTGTACACCTTCTAAAAATTCTGCTAAACTGACAATATCGTGCTCTTGATTTTTACTTTTCTTGTCAAGAATATTAAGACTTTGCCAAGTACAGATTGTATGAGTTTTATTGAGATCTTTGCGATCTCCATAGTACACGCCAACGTCTAATCCAACATTGATAAAATCTTCTTCTGTTTGTTCAACAAGGCTTTTATTAGGTACAATAGTAATTGATCGACCAAACGATTCACATAATTTTGCCAGAGTTGCAGTCATAATAGTTTTACCTGCACCTGTGGCAACTTCTTGTAATGCCTGGGGATTTTTAAGAAAATTATTAACTACTTCAACTTGGTCATCTCGTAGTCTTATTGGCTGGCCGGCAAATCTATGTCCCACAGGCCAACACTGATCTCCCCAAAATTCTTCAGTGACTTCTGGAAAATTAAGTTTTATAGGATTTCTTAAATCTTCAATCTCATCAACGTCAATACCATTTTTATCTAGTATTTCTAATATACGAGGTAGCTGATTAATATAACCATTTCCTCCCATACCAAACAAGGTAACGCTGCCATCCCACCTACCTAATTTGTAAGCAGGATGATATCTGGCGTAGCCTACCTCGTACTTAAAGGCATTAGCCAGCTTCCTGCGAATTTCCACAGGAAGGCCTTCAATTTTAATATTAACTTCGTCTCGTATGACAAGTTTACACAATGACATCAATCTCTCCTGCTAGTAGTACTTTGTCGGTATGATAGATAATAAGATCAACATCTGCACAGTATACAGCACTTTTGTTATTTTTAAAACTGTTTGTGAAACTAATTACAGTTTTTGGCTTCCATGACGATTTTAGGAAGAATTTTGGTAATTTGTTGTTAGCTATACCAGCTATCATTGTTTGATCGTTTAAATTTTTATTGAACTGATAGTCAGCTACTGATGAGTTAAAATTAGCAGTGTCTTCAGATTTATCAAATCTAAAATAAATTCCAACGTTACCGGTAAGATTATGAGAGGCCAGTGTACTATACAAAAAATCCAGTGTTTTTTTGTTGACTTGTGGGGTATGTCCTTCAAAAATACAAAGGACCGGAAATCGATTAAGATCTTTTAAAGACTGCATTACATCCGCTAAAGGAACAGTTCCTTCGTCAATAAAAATTTTGGTATTTTTTCTTGCTGCAATTTTTTCTGTAAGTGTAGTAGCCGTAAATTTCTCAAAAATTTGGTATTGATACCGAATTTTTTGGTCGTTGAGCTTGAGAACGTTTTCTTCTGATATTGGGCCAACTCTTGACTCGATAATTTTTTTAAATTTTTCATTTTCTGTTTTGAAGATGTCAAATTTATTATTGTCGTTGGTTAACAATTTATCAATCTCATAGTAAAAATTCAAGATTTTGTCATCAATGTCAAAATCTTCCCTTAAAAAATGCTCAACAAGTGTGTGTACATTTTTTTCAGTATATGCAATGCCATAGGTACGGGCTCCGATAGCAGAAATTTGTCCTTCAACCAGTGGGCCCAGTGAAATTAATTTTTCTTTGAGACGCTTGTCGTAGGTAAACTCAATACATACTGCATTTTCACCTTCAGTCGAGGGGTAAATTTTTCGAATTTTTTGTATTAGACGAAAAATTTGTGACCAGCTGTTAGCTTCAATACTAGATTCAACTGTTGGTTCGATTATTTTGATTGCTGGTATATTTTCTTTAAAAATTTTTAATATTAGCTTGGCTTGATTTTCAGTTAAGAATTGTCCTTGATCAATTTGATTGCTTATGCTCAACAATATTCGTTTATCTTTGTGAGGAAATTGCAAATTATTTGCTTTTAACTCTACAGCAACTTTTTTTAGGATAGCGTCAAGATAAACAATCATAATCTTTCAATATCTTCTTCTTCACATTTGTCACCATATTGTACTTCTACAATTTTACAGGGTTCATCAAATGGGTTGTATATACGATGCCAGTCATTTTTTGGAATAACCAGCTGTTTGTGCGGAGTTAGTTCAATAGTAGGTAGTGCGTAGCCTCCTGGCATACGTTGTTCTACCAAACAACGTCCAGAAGTAACATGCCAAAACTCTTGCCTGTACTGATGCCGCTGTAAACTCAACGACTGGCCTGGCATGACGGTGAGCTCTTTAACTTTAGTACCCTGTACATCATGTAAAACTCTATAATAACCCCAAGTCCTAATAGTTTTAGGATTCTTCCAGTCTTCTAAAATCCAAGAACTTGAATTTTTCTTGTCAGCCCCTCCGACACCAAACACAAATTCTATATTAGAGTCAACTACGTCCATCTCTGGAATGTTATGTTCAGTTCTATCGCCGCCATTAGCAAAAATTATTTTGTCATTTGGATAATGAGCTCTTACTTGTTGAATAAAATGTCGGGCTGAGCCGTCTTCATCATCAAATGTATAAACCTCATCGACCATTAATAGATTATTAATGAGACATAATCTCTCATTCCATGGCATGAAGGATCTTCCCTTCTTACGTTCTAACCATTCGTCGCTGTTAAGTCCTACAATTAGCATATCGCCAATCATTTTAGCAGCTTTGAAATAGGCTATGTGGCCTGAATGTAAAGGATCAAAGCCTCCATTTACTAAAACAATGTTCATAAAGTAGCATCCTCCATTCCAGCAACTCGAAGTTTAATAATGTTACTCAACTGCCATTGTTTAATGTCTAGACTCTTGGTTATACCTAACCATTTGTTACGTAATAGGGCAAATTCGTTGATAATTTTTTCCATATCAATAACATCCGACTCGCCGTCGACGTATTTTTCAACATCTCTTGAAGTAAGAGCACGTTGATATGTTTCTAGGTATTTTCTAAACAAAGAACTACGCAATCTGCGTAGCTCAATGTTCAAATATTCCAGTATTGCTTCAATTTCTTGTAGTTGACCAAATCGTTGTTCTACAATACCTGGCATACTGGCAGACGCTTTTTCAATATTTCCCGCTATGCGGCTATCATTTCTTGCTGCCACTAATTCAGCTTCAAAATATGCAATAGCATCTGGAATATTTGAAATATCTTTCGATACTTTAGAATACCAACCCATTAATCTTCGTCCTCGTCAAAGTCCCAGTTGTCTTCTTCGTCAAGACTTTCTTCTGTGTCTTGATCAAGGTAATACTCAATGGCTGTATCTAGAGATTCGTCAAAGCCTACTGCTGACTCAAGTACTTTATCACTTATTCCGTGGTCTGCTAGCAGGTCTACATATCGTTCTGCTAGTGCCTCGTGAGTTTTTCTATCAGCATATTCTTTAAACAACATCCAAATATCAGCAATTTGATTCTCATTCATGATTTAAGATTTCTCCAGTTTCAAGATCGATGTTAGATTTTACATTAGGATTGTTAGCAAAGTCAACCATGACATTGTCAAGACATCCTTCCTCGTTGCGTTCCCATTCTTTACGGTAAAGCTTAATTTCACTACCATCGGATCCAACATATTTAAGTCTGTTGCCATCTTTTTGGAGGAATGATTTTGCTTCGAACAAATCAACAAGACCGCTATAGGGGTTCATGCCTTGCTCGTATGGAATTTTAATTTGTAGTGTTTCAAAAGGTTTAGCATAGCGTGTTTTCATAATTTTACATGAAGCACGAATACCTTTTACTTCTGAAATCTTGTTGCCATCTTCATCTTCTTTCAACTTTAGCTTCTTCATGGCAACCACAATAGAACTTGCGTAAACGAAGCCTTGGCCGCCTGAGATTTTATCGTCTGGATCGAACATATCTTGGCTAGCGTATGTGTGATTTGTACAAACCATTCCAACATTATAACTCCCAAACATGTTTACACAGTTACGGACAAGACTAGTCAATGCTTTAGGCTTACGACCCATGTCACCTTTCATATCACCTGCCTCAAACTGATTAATATCAGTAGGAGTGAGCAACATACCAAGGCTATCAATGACAAATAAAACTTTTGGACGTTCTGCCATTGCCTTATATTCTTTCATGAACTCTGAAATGGTCTTTGCCACGTCATCAATCATGGCCATGTTTAACTTAAGAAGTTTTTCTTCTGAAGTATCTACACCTAATGCTTCAAGCCATGCTTGGTCTAGTGCATTTTCACTGTCAATTAAGACAACATAGATGCCTTGTTCCTGTGCGTGTTTGATAAGGTTGCCAGAGCAGATATAACTCTTGCCTGCGCCGGATTCTCCCGCAAATACAGTGACCTTGCCCAAGGGAATCCCCTTGTTAAAGTCAGAACTAATCAAATAGTTTAGAGCAAAGTTACCAGTTGAAACCCAGTCAGTAGGATCATTGAATCCTACACCTAACCCGTCAATGCTCTTGGTTAGGGTTTTACGAAATTTTGATAAGTCAAATGCTTTAGTGGCCATAATTATTGATCCAATGGTAATGTGTTCCACTCTTTAACTAGAGTGAGTACGTCTTCTTCTGTGTTACACAGAGTTTTTGTATTAGACCAATCTTCTTTTTTATTTCGGCCACCAATTTCTACCATCCAACCATTGTCATAACGATTAATAGTAATTGATTCATTTACTTTTGCTAATTTTGCCAATTTACTCATATTATTCTCCTAAAAGGTGTGAGAACTCGGGCGTAAGAACTATGTCTCAGAGGCCCAAGCCGTATTTTTATTGCTTGTTACGATTGCGAATCATCGCAAGAATGTCTTGTGCGCTACCACTAGGAGTAGTTTTTGATTCAGCAACAGGAGCAGATGCGCTCTTTGCAACAGGAGCAGGTTCGTCATCAAACTCGTCTGCAACTGGAGCAGGAGCTGCCTTGCGTGTAGTGTTAGGATCACCAGTCGCTTGGCTCATACCTGCTGGTTTGAAGTATTGACCCCAACGTTCCATATCATATGGCTCGCCGTCAACTGATGCTTCAAACATTTCCTTAATGACTTTAACTTCAACATCACTAGGCTTCTTGGGTAAGAAGTCTTTGAGGCTATAAAGTCCGTGAGTAGCAACTGCTGCCTGCTCTTCGTCATTTAACGGACGCTCACGACGGCTCCACTTTGATGTAGAGTAGTCAGCATATCCACCTTTGCTGGTTTTGATCAATTTAAAATCAACACCATGTACAGTATCAGTTGGGAGATTGTCCATTTCTGGGTCAAGCAATGCACCGCGGATCAATTGGAAGATCTGTGGGCCGATAATGAATCGACGAATTGGATTTTCTGCTTTGTTGTCTTCTTTAAGACCGTCTTCTACGACAAAACCTTGGAAAATGTACGAACGCTTTTTCCAATATTTACGACCCATGTCCTCAAGATTAGGATCTTTAAACCAGCCACGAACTTCTGATAAGATTGGGCAAGTTTCGCCGTACATCTCAACGCAGGGAACGTTGACAATGATTTGCTTTGAATCGGTTTCACCTTTGACTCCAGCAAACGGCAATTTGATCATTGCACGTTCTACCCAGAAAAATGTGTTATCAGTGTTACCATCGGGTAAAAAGCGGACTACTGCTTCTTGACCTTCTTTGAGATTCCAGAACGGGTAAATTGAATTGTCACCGCCTGAACGTTGATTGTTGTCGGAACCACGTAGTTCCTGTTCTTTGAGCTTTGCTCGGATTTCTGCTAAAGATGCCATAATTATTTCTCCTATTAATAGCCTTTGTTTTGCATTTCTGCGATTTTATTTGCCTATAATTTACTTTACACCATTGTAAAATAAAAAAGCGCATACATGTTATTGTATACGCTTTTATTTATTAAAGCAAGAGAAATCTTGCTTAAAAGTGATTTATTTTAGCCGTTTTATCTCATTCCGGCTAATTTTTTCATTCTTGTCATTTCGCCAATAGTCTGTAATTTAGCAATTACCTTTTCGGCAATTGGACCTGCACTATCGCCAAATTTCTTTTCGCAGGCAATTTTAACACCTTCTTCTCCTTTTGGAAAAGTGCCTTCTTCTGCATTGTACATACTCTTAACAAATTCAATTAACTCATCAGATTTGTTTCCAAATACATCTTCAATCTTCATACCTGCCTTGGTAATAGCTTCGCCTAGTGTCATTTCTTTACCAGCAATGCGAATAATAGTTTCTGCTGTTGCACCAGCCTTCTTTGCCTTTTTAATAGCATCGGCCATTCCCTTTTTAGCCAAATGACGGGCTTTATGTTTAATAGTATTTCCAAACTGATCTTTATTATCGCTTGATTTTTTGTAAGGACCATCAAACGGAGGATCTTCTTTTTCTTCTGCAACTGGAGGTGTTGCTGGTGGTGTTGGTTCAGCAGCAGGGGCAGCAGGTGCTTCTGGAGCTGGGGCAGCAGTTGGTTCAGCAGGTGCTTCTGGTTCAGCCGGCATTTCGGGCTCAGTGGGTGTTTCTTCAAAATTAAGTTTGCTTAACACATCTGTGCCGTTTTCTTTGTCTTTTATTTCCACATAATCTTTAAGTATGTCTCGTACGTCTTGGTCTGGATTAATGTCTGCTAGTTCTTTTAGCACATCCATTAGATCATCGTCTTCAATAATTCCTGATAAGCTCTCAATGGCATTATTTCCATCTGTGCCAACAGGAAAAGGTTGTGATACTAATTGATTAAGTTTTTCAATAGCTTGATCTTGCTTCTCTTGATCATCACTGAATATGTCTGACGAACCCTCTACAATGCTGTTAAGGTATGATTCAAACTCGTTAAATTCTTTAACTTCTTTATGAGCGTTTTTATCTTCGTCTTCGTCTTCTTCGTCAATTAAATCTTCAATAGTTAAATTTTTAACTGGAACATCGCTTTCATCTATTAGTTTAAAAATATAAGGGAATACATTTTTAAGTTCTTCGTTGAATGTACGGATAGTCAAACGATCAATCCAATCATTCATAATTTCTTCAGGTATTTCTTTTGCAGATGTCTCTTCAAAATTTTCTGCAAATTGTTCGTAGTGATTAACATTTTGTAGACTAAAGATTTCTTTTTTAACTTGATCAATGCGCTCTAGAACTTTAAAATTTACTGAACTCATTGCTTCGCTGACCATTGGATTACGTTCAACATAACCTTTAAACATACGTAGTTTGCCAAGTTCTTCACTTAAACTAGTAATGTGTTGACCCATTGAGTCATAAGGTGTTCCGCCATGACAGATATGTTGAGCTAATGCTCTAGCACCATTTAAATGTTTGAAAGGATATTTAAATCTTTCACCTTGTGCATTTTCAATATAGATGCTTTCTATTCGCTGTGTTCTACCAGCAGGATTTTCTAAATTAATAGGGGCACTGTGTTTTACAATAATTTTTGATTCGCCAAACTGTTGAAAACTAGTTTTGCTTGTGCCATATAGTTTGCTTTCGGTCATGTTGCCGTCTCCGGATTTTTTGGATAAAAAGTCGTAATCTTTATCTCCGTCCTCGTCTTCATCTTTTTCTGCAAGATGGATTGTAATTCTTCCTAAATTTTGTCCATCAATTGCGTAGTCAAAATCAAAGAATCTAGCTTCTGATGGTTTGCCTGTGGTTTCGCTTTCTTTGTCCTTAAGGCTTATCTCTGGAAAAGAAGTACGAATTTTAGCAAATAGCTCTTTAGCAATTAAATTTAGATTTTTATTCATATTCGTATTTATCACATGTTTGTGGAAATAAAAATTGGCATTGGCATGTCAATGTCGTCATCGCTGACAAGATCACTGCTGTTAATAGTGGCATAAACCCGCTGATCCCAATCTCCTAGTACTTGACTCATTCTAACTAACAATAAACATGCACTTACTAGATCGTCTTGTTCATCATTTTTAGCTTTAAAACTTACTCCATGTGCAATAAAAGTTTTAAGCTCTGAAATCAACGGCCTACTGTAAATAGCCATCTTATTAGTTTCTATTAGATGTTTTAATCTAGCAGCAGCAGCAATTTTTGACCCGTGCGTAGTGTTAAATCCTTTGCGGAACTTACGCACATGGCCTTTTCTTACAGGTTCGCTAACAAATAGTCCTGGAAAGTTTTCTTCTCCAATATCTTTTATGCAGACTAATCCTGCTTCACCAACTGTGTTATTTTCTATAGTCCAATAGATGCTGTTAGGATTATCGTCGCCCATGAAATCATTAATGTATCTTAATATTTCTCGTAATATTTTAATCTGCCCTTGTATAGGCGTAAGATTGTGTTGCCACTCTGCTACTTGAGTAAAGCTAGGTAATTCAAACACTTCTATAGCAGCATTGTTGCCTCCTGTACCTAAACTAGGATCTAATGTAATAGCATAGATACTTTCTTTGTTTAATTTTTTATACCAGCGTGTCTGACCTACACGTTGAATTGGCTCCATACCTTCTAGTTCTGATAGTTTAATGCTGTTAACTAGTGTTTCGTCGTAGATTAAGAATTCACAGTTATATTCTCGACGGAATCGTTCTTCACCAATACGGCCTCGTTCAGCAGTTTCCCAGGCAGAATCTCTATCTGGATGCTCGCTCCATTTACAGGTAAAAGGAAAAAATCCATTTATACCTACTTCTTGTTCATTGCCAAATTCGTCAAACTTCTTGTTGGCTTCTTTCCATATAATAGCAAACGTGTCTTCGTCACTGTTAGGTGTTGACGTGATAATTGCTTTACCGCCTGTGGCTAGTGTAGGTGATATGGATGTCCAGAATTCATCAGCGATATTGGGGGGAACAAATGCAAACTCATCACAGTATAGTAAGGAGATAGACATACCGCGGCCTGTATTGCCAGTAGTAGTTGTAGAGACAATGCGTGATCCGTTATCAAATTCAATACTCCCTTTGTTATAGTTAACTACACCGCAGCGTATATGATCAGGACATAGTTCATATGCATATCTTATACGTTGCATAATTTCCTGCGAACCTGTGTATTTGTGTGCAGAAATTAAAATTGTTTGATCGGGATGAAACATAGCATACCATAAAAGATATCCTGCGGCACAGGTAGTTTTGCCCATTTGTCGAGGTAACATGTTGATGTTAAATCGATGTCCATGGTATGCGTCTAATAATCTAGTTTGGAACTCAAAAGGTTCAAACAGCAATTTACCTTTTACAGGATGCTGTATATAAAAAAACTTTTGGCAGAAATAATGATATCCGTCTTCAAGACTACAGGCCAGCAGATCTTCAATTTGCTGCTCTGTAAATGATTCTTTGGTGTGAGCCTTTTTAGTTAAGACTCCATCTAATGATTTTGATGGCATACGATTATTTACAACAAAAAAGCGGGCAAATGCCCGCTTTTGAAATTATAAAACTGATCAACGAGATTTAACTTCGTTGTATAAGTTTGACAGGCGATTTACAAGACTTTCCATTGCTGGAACACCTCTAGGCGCATATCCGTCATAACGATCGCCTTGATTGCCTCTGCTAGCGTTGCCGTGTAGGTCGTCGCCGGTGCCTGTAACTGCGCCGGTATCTGCATACATTTCATCTGGGCTGTTGGCAAATTCTTCTTGTCCAATTATTTTTTGTTTGTCGCCACCTATGCTTGGAGGCTGCATTTTTTTAATAAGGATTGCAGGATCTTGCATACCGTCATCGCTGCCAGCATCACCGCCATCTTCAATATTTTTTAAGATATCCATTAGATTTTTAATGCCGCCTGCACCGCTAGCGTTCATACTAACATTTGCACTAATGCTGTCTGCTTGAGGAGGTGTTGGACTTCTCATACCCATCATACCACCTGGCATGTTTGCCATTCCTGGCATGCCGCACTCATCTACGTCGCCTTCTTCTTTAACTTTAAACTCTTGTCCGTCAACTTCAAATTCATCTTTGCCCGCATCTCTAGCAGCATCTAATGCACCGCTGAAAGCATTGCCTTCATTAGGCTCTTCGATGACTTGCTGATCTAATTCAGCCATTCTTTGTATTAATTCTTGGAAATTCATATTATCGTCCTTTTCTTGGGTCTGGGTTTCCTGATAGACCCTTGAGCAAACTGTGGGCAGGGCCAGCTTTGGTCATTTCAGTTGCTTTTTCTTTGTGCAATGATTTGGCCAGTAATTTTTCGTTCACGCCTTTAAATTGTGTAGGTTGACTTTCTTTTCTTTGCTTTGCTAAATCTTTTAAGAAATTACTGATGTATTTTTCGCCTACTAAATTTTGATTATTCTCTTTAGGGTAGTCTTGAGTTAAAATAGATTTAGCATCGTCTGCTTCTGTTTCAACAGCCATGTTTGCTTCTTCAATAGGAGTTCTTACACGAATGCAAGATCTACTTAATCCTGTAGAGCTAGCTAACAGTTCTGCTAATACTGCACTGGTAGTAGGATAATCTAACTCGGTCTCAAATACTGTCATTGCTGCATTTTTTATTTCTGGAAAATCAAGTAGAGTTGCTTGTATTGGAGTGCTTTTACCTTTGGTAAATTTACTTACTTGGTATTTTTGTAATGCGGCTTCCATAACATCTTCGCAATGCTCGGGAAGATCTCCTGCAACTTTTATTTTAAAGACGTATTTTTTAGCGTCTTGATTTTCTTTAAGGTAGTGACTGAATAGTTTCATGGCTTAAATCCTAATGTATTATTTATTCATATTTTTAAGTTTTTCAATTAGGCTGTTGCGATCACTAATAATCACACCCTCACCATGTACAGTAAGAGTTTCATCGCCGGCTTTTTGATCTAACTGTTGTTTCTTAAGTTGAAGTTCGATCATCTTAAGTTTTTTATCTAATTTTGCTGACTTTGCATCAATTGCATTTTTAAGCATAGTTCCCGCAACTTCAAATATGCGGCCGCTGTATCTAGCTTCTACATTCATACCTAGATCCATAAGGTCATCATAGGCATCTGTGGCCCGCTGTGCTAGAGCATCAAGTTCTCCGTCAGCAATATCTCCAAGTCCTTTGACCTGCGGAAGGGCTGCTGATATTTTATCGAATTCTGATAGGTCCCGTAACAAAGGCTGTGCCTGTTCAGCTACTGCGTTTCTTTCAGCAACTTTTTCCGCATCCTTAACCATTTTCTTGTTTTCGGGCAAATTGAGCAATTCTTCTAGTTTTTTAGTCATACAAATACTTATCTTTTTCCACCGTTATGGAAAATTTCATTTTCGTTGACTACTCTAAACTTTATGCCCTGTGCTTTGCACCAAGCCTGTGCGGCTCGCCATTTGGCAACATTCCTTGCATACTCAATTTGATTGTTTCTGCTTTTACCTACTTTTTCTCTTAACGTTTGATTTTGTGGTTTAACTTCTACTAGTTCAGTGTGTATTTGACTGTTTTTATCAAGATACTGTATAAAGAAGTCTGGAACATATACTGTTTGTCGACCAGTAATTGGACAACGATAAGGTATTGCTATCGATTCGCTGGCCCATTTTTGAACGCTACCGTGAGAATCGCAGAAACGCATAAATGCCAATTCCCAACTACTGCGGTATGTAGGACTTTTTTTGCCTACATATTTTTCTGGATTTAAAGGTTGATATTTTCCAGATGCAAATCTACTCATGGCTTGATGTTTCTGCTTTCTAGAGCATCATTGTCTGTGGTGAATTTAAATCCTAGGATGCTGGTCTTTTCTCGATAGGCATTAAGGACTTGACTTACAATAGTACTGAGTTGTACGTCATTTAAACCTTTAAGGCTGTCTAGTAGTTTAAAAACATTTACGTTATCAACTTTAGCCTGATTCATCAAGACAATTCCTGTACTTCTAGCGGCTTCTTCTCCGAATCCTCGTTTTAAGAAAAAGCCCACAACAGCATCTACTTGACTAGCAGGAAAGCTTATTTGATTAATAAAATATTTGTCAAAAAATGTTTTGACGCCTGTGCTACTATCTTCAGTAGCTTCGGTGGGAATATTACTAGTGACTTCTGACATGTTAACCGCCTTGTGGACCAAAAATACTTATTGCTTTTGCAGGAGTCGATTGCGAAGCTCCTGGTACTGGAAAACTTACATTTGGTTGACCGCTTAATCCAACTCGGGCAGTAGCATTTATGCCTGTTAGCACAGCACCTGTAACTTGATTAAGTGCGCCTTCTTTAGTGAGATTTTTTGCATTTTGATATGTGTTCACTGCGGTAATAGCTGTGCCTATTAGAGCTGCTGGATTTTTAAATGTATTAGGATCGCCCATTGCACCAAGTACAGAACTTATTCCGCCTAATATACTGCTGGCATTACCAAAGATACTAGTACCTCCACCTAATGCCACAGGGTCTGATGCGGCACGTCTTGCCTGCGGATCGGCAGCATATGGGCTTGGTGTTTGATCGTAGTGCTCTTGACTAAATCCATTGGGTATTCCGTTTCTTACTCTACCAGTTTCATAGGCCACAGATTCATAGGCCAGCGTCATAGACTGTTCAGCAGGTTGACTGCTACTTGAGTCTAATGTATCGTGATTCCACTGTGTTACTATAGGATTAATTAATTTATACGCATACCATGCTTTTTTAGCAAGTTGATAAATTACTATACTTGTAAAAAACGGCACAGTACTGTTATTATCTAAACCATAACTAGCTTTAATAAACGGTTTAGCTTTCATAGCAGTCCTATTATAGGCGCCAATATTATCTGCTGCGCTAGTATCACCGTAGTAGTAATTAAAATAATTGTACCATAGCTGTCCTACAACACCATAGTTGTCATCATGGAATCTTAAAGTTACAGGTTGATAATCAATTTTGTTCTGTACAACTTTTTTTCTGTTGTATTGATTTAATGTTTCAGACTGTACTGTAAATTTAGGTAATTCAGCTGATTTAACCAGCATGTTAATTTCGTTCTGATGTCGATATTTAAATCCTAAATTCTTAAGAGCACTAGAATTAATATTGAAAACTACATGGTAGAGGAATTTTGTTTTAGGAGCAAGACGTAGATCACTTTCTCGATACAGACGAGAAGCGTGTTGAAAATCACGAAGAACTGGTTCTCCGGGTTGTCTTATTCCATATTGAACTGGTGTTGGCATAATAATATTTATCGTTCGATATTAACTACGTAGTTAATACTCAGTCACAAAAAAGCCCACTTGCGTGGGCTTTTTATTAACCGCCTGTGGCGTTTGTACTTACTGAACGACCGTAGCTTGTTCCAACGCCAGCTAATGGTGAATTATCTGGTTTCTGGATTGCGTTGTCATACTTAATACTCATCTGTATTGTTACAGGAGCATTTTCGCTGTATGATAAATTCTGGTAGTTAACGTTTTCTAGATAGCAACCATAAAGTTCCCATGTTTCTAGAATGCCAACTGTTTGATTTCCGTTACCGCCATCAAGAATTTCAATTTTAGTTGAAAACTTATAATCAATACCAGAAGCAGCTGAAGCTTGCTCATAGAAGTCAAATTGTTTCTGTAATTGCTCACCAACAATTTTCTGTGTAGCACCAGTTACATCGTCACGAACGTTAAGAGTAATTGGCGACCATGTGTGTTTACCTGCTAGATAAACACGGCTGTTATATACATCAACAGTAATTGGATCAAATGCTATAGTGGGTCTTGTTACGTCAGCAACTTGTTTAGTTAACTCTGCTGTTGATGATGCTAGACCAAAACCTAACAAAGTAACGCGGAAGCGATACTTGAGTTTTGGCATTAGCAAACCCTGTGACTGAGCACCGTCTAATGGTACTGTGAATTTGGTTAATGTTGAAATTGACATATTAATATCCTCTTATTATAGACCTGCGATTTCGCCAGTGTTCTTCAAACGCAATGGAATGTAGATAAATTCAACTGCTTTAACTGGCTCAACAGCTACATCAACCCAAAGTTCATTTCTATCAATTCTAGCAGGAGTATTATTGCTTTCATCACAAACTACTAGGTAGTCGTAAAGAGCACGTTGTCCAACTAGTTCTAACATCAATGAATCGACAGCACCTTTGATCTCATCTCTAGTGATCTTATCGTTTGGTTCAAACACGTATGGTTTAGCTAGTGCATTTAGTTGTCTACGTAGGTAAATCACTAAACGAGCTACGTTAATACGATCAAGTGCGCTGGCTGCTTTTGCTCTAGTGCGCTGACCGTAGTTTACTAGACCGCTGCCTGTAAAGAATGTAATTGGATTAATCTTTGATTCATAAAGTGTATCGCGTTGACCGTTGTTTAGTGCAACTGATCTAAATTCACCTTCTGCATCTACATACCCAACTGCTGTAGCATTTGTAATACCGCCACGACGTAGTCCGGCTGGTGCAAACCATGGATAAGCTACTTGATCGTTAAGAGCAATAGTTCTTAACATCATATGGCTCGGTGGAACAACTACGTTGTTACCAAAGTTATCGCTGGTAAAGCCCCATGGATAGAACATAGCCATGTATTCGTCGTAACTTACTGCGCCTAGATCGTTGTCTTCTAGAGCTAGACGTTGGTTAGTACCCCATCTATTCAAGCTAGTAGCATCTGGTGTTAAACGTGCTGGTGTATCACCAACTACAAATGCTGTTAGTCCACGATCATAGTTTAAGCTAATTAACTCACCTATTAACTCTGGATATCCTGGGCAAGCCATCAAGTTAAACACACGACTTTCTTCGTCACGAATTTGTTGATTACTGTTCACCAACGCTTGCAGAGCTTGTACAACTACCTTGCGCTGTGCTTGACGTCCGAAGCTTCCACTTCCGTCTGGGTTATTAGCACTCTCTGTTACCCAACGATGTGTGTAGTAAGCCTGCATTGACTCGCCAACAGGTGCATTAAATCTTGTGTTGTCTGCTGTAGTGTCAATGTAACTTTGTTTAAATTTCTTAACGTTGAATCCACTTCTACGTAGATTCCATAACAACATACCTTTTGGATATAATGCTGGATCTGGGCAGTCAAAGTCTACGAAATTACTTGTGAGTAATTCTTCAATAGTTCCGGTAGGTGCATTATCAGCAGTGCCGCCATCTGTTCCTTGTCTAGCATCTGCAAATAAGATACCTTCGTCTGTTGACTGGTCAGTCTTATCTACTAATACCCAACGATCTTTAACTGGCTTGTTTAGCAAGTCTGAATCGTATTTGTAAATTGTTGGATAGTTTTCAATGTCGCTGGTGTCGATCCATAGGTCGCCGGTTTCAAGTGCTGAACCATCGCTTTGTTTTTCTGGTGCTGTAGCAGCTACCATTGGGCCTGCTGGATCAGTACCTTCTGCAAAGTATGGGCTTGTTGGACTCTTATAGCCCACCCACTTGTCGCCATCGTGAATCATGATATCAACTTCGTCAACTACAGAGCTGTACCATAAAGTACCGTCTTCTGCAAGACTACCTGGATTATCTGCTGAACTGATATACACTAATGGTACCCAGTTGCTGGCCACATAGCCTGATGCTGTTTGGCCTACTGGTGCTGTTTGAATCCACTCTGTGCCTTCGCCAAAGTTAGCTTCGCTAGGCTCATATTGATATGCAGTTGAAAAACCTAATGGATTTAATGGAGTGTTCAGTCCATTGGTAAATCTAATCTCGCCGCCTTTATTATGTTTAATTACTAAACGGTTTTGACTATCAACTTCTGCAGTAATGTTTACATAACCGTTAGCATTGATCACAGTTGCGATAGTTTCTGCATCAGAAGAGTCGCCGGCTGCTGTAAATTGATTAACTTTGTCAGCATCAATAACAGCATCACCTACTAATGATTCTGCCATATTAAACACATAATCTTCGCCGCTGGTAAACATACCTGTTATAATCTTTGCACTTCTAACCACAGTTGCTCCGATAGCAGCTCTGCGCCATGCTTTAAACTCTGCTACACGTGGTGTAGAGTCAGCTGTATCGTCGTGTTCTTGATAATTGTATTGTACATATACTGTTCCAAGAGCAATGTTTGCGCCACCGCCTGTTTTATCTAAACTAGCAATAGCTTCATGACCGTTGGAATATAATGGTGCAGTGATGCTGTCCCACAATAGTGTTTGGCCGTTCCAGCGTTTAAATCTCCAACGAGCACCTAGATTGCTTTCTGTAGTCTTTAACCACACAGAACCTGTAGGACGTGGATATGTATCTTTTCGTTTAAATGTAGGAACTTGTGTATGCTTGCTGATTGTCAAACGTGGGTTATAATAATCACCGCCAGCAATTCCCAATGTTGTTAATAGGCCTGCTGTACTAGCAGCACCAATTTCAACTAGGTTAGAATCGTCACCAACATCACCGCTTTCGCCGTTGTGGTAAATTTCTAGTTTGTTATTAACTACCGAAGCAGTTACACCGCTGCCACCTAATATTGGATTAGCATTAATTGCATCTACAAGTTTAGCCAATGTGTTGTTTGGACCAACTGGTACTAAAATTGATTCACCGTTAATTTCAATAACGTTGTTAGCAGTGAGCGTAGAGGCTGCTTTAGTACCAGCTACAGTTGGCCATGAAGCTTGCCATTGATTGCTGCCTACTAAAACCCAAGCACCTGAACGATTCTTGTAATATAAAGTATTTGGATGGAGGCTAGTTAATGCAGGTCTGTTATCGTTAGCATCACGTACAGCAACAAAAGCGTAGTCGCCAATCTGACCACCTGCTTTTGTATTTGGAGCACCAGTAAGTGGATCAACTTTATTTGGATCTGTAACTACAAGTGGGATTTTGTTAGTAAATGTCTGGCCACCAGATGAAGTAACTGCTGCGCCATTCCACTCAAAAACGCCAAATGCTGTAACACTAGTATCTAACCAGTGTGTTCCTGGGATAGGATTAGCAATTGGAGCTTCTGCTGAAGCATTTAGTTCATCTAAATCAATATTAGCTCTAACAACATAAGCACGATTACTTACGCCTAACAAACTGTAAGCAGCCTGTAGACCGTATTCGTTCTGTTCACCTGCGTGAATCGGATTGTTATTAGAATCTGTCTTGAACGATGGATCGCCAAAAGTATCTACAAGATCCTTCTGACTGGTTATTAAATATACTTGGCCGGCGTTGGCCTTTAAGGTACCTGGAGCTGTTCCGTCTCCTGCACCGTTAGTTTTATTTTCTGCTGAAGCAACGACAATTAAAGGTACGGTGCCAGGCTCAGCTGGTGTATAAAACGATTCGTCAACAACTTTGACTTCTACGCCTGGTGAAGTTAATGCCATATTAAACTCTCCTATGGGGTTTCATTATACTTTTATTTAGCGGTTTTTTCTAAAATGGAATACTAAACTTACTAATCTTAAGTGTATATGTGCCAATTGTCAACGCACACTAGCTAAAGAAGGATTTAACTGGCGACGAGCTGATCTTCAACCAGATTTCTAATCTGCGAGAATAAATCATCAATACTGCCGTTGTTATCAATTTCGCAGTCTATTCCTCGACCTATCCATGCTGTTTCGCTGGCATGAATTTTTAGTGCTTCCATACGTGCTTTGCTAATAGCCCATGACATATTTGTTGGACCAGCATTTACATTAAGTGCATCTTGATACCACCCTGGGTCAGCACCTCGAACTACTCGCACTACTTTGCCGCCTGCGTTATGAATGGCTTTAATTTCGTTAGGAAATCGCACATCTGAAATAACAATATTATCACTGGTCTTACGCATTTTGTTTTCTAAACTGGCAATCCAAACGTCGTCGTGAAAACCTTGTCGGCAAACTTCTGTACCCCAGTATTGCAAAATCCATCGAGGAGTTAGGTTAGGCATATTGAGTCGTTCTGCCCACCAAGGATCTACACGCTCACGCCACTCACGGGCTTCTTTGGTGCGGCCTTCTAACAGGGTTCTGTCCCATCCAAATACTGCGGCAACAGCATCTTTAAGTGTATTAGCAAATGAATCACGGCGGAATCCGTGAAAGTTAACAAGATAGTCTGCGGCAGTATCTTTGCCCGAACCGATAAATCCAACGAAGCCAATGATCATAGTATCTCCTAGGTGATACTATATTTTATACTATTTTATAACTTTGTCAAGAATTTATACGCCATATTTGTTGCGTTTTGGTTTAGCAACAGGGCTTGTTTTATTTGTAGTGTTTAATTCTTCGCTGTTCATGTTGCCGTCATTGACATCTTTATAATCGGCACCAGCGGCTTTGTACGCCATCTTGAGTATGTCTGCTTCTTCTTTGGTATAAGGAAATGCAGCTTTGCGTTTGCCAATCCAACTTTTAGCATCTATGTCAGGCATTGTTTTGCCATCGGTCGATGCCGCCGCCATGCCTACACGAAATTGAACATAGTCACTGTTAGCTCTTTCTGCGTCTCCAAATGTGTGTACACCTCGAGTAGACTGATTTTGACGCTTGGTCATTTTAGCCTGTTTTACTTTTGCTTCGGTGATAATTTCTTGAACTTTCATATTAACCTATTACAAATGTATAACCAGTTCCGCCACTGATTAGAGTTTCTAGTTCTTTGTCTAATTTTTCTAATTCTTCTTTGCTGGCAGATTTAAGATCGGCACCATTTAACTGCGTTCCTCCTTGAGGTCCAGCAATAGTTCCAAATTTGCTACGTGCTTCTCCTAATATACCTTTACAAATAGCTAGAGTATAATCTTTAATCCACTGTCCTGCATAGATGTCATTAATAAGATTAAAATCTGGTCTGTAATTATAGCATCTTAACAGTAATGTTTCTTTTTCAGTAAACGGTCTTTGTAGAATACGTAATGTATGCGAATACGGAATCCACTGAAATTCAATGTAGCTACCAAACATACGTCCTACCATTTCTTGATATTGTGCAAAGAAATCATATGTAGCAATACCACCAAGTGTTGTTGCATTTAACAAATATGTATTAGTATAGGCTAAATTAAATGGCTCAAAATTAGTGCCTGTGCCTACAGATCTACTTCCTAGCGATCGTCTAAACACTGATCTTACTTCAACAATTTCGTCAGGAAGTTTGTAATCATTAGTATCTCTTTCTAACTCAATAAACATGTAGCTTTCTTCAACCGCATTTGGGCTGCGCTGTCTAAATCTAGATAGCGTTTTATTAAGAGCTGCTTCGTAGTGTATAGGGTCAAGTTCAACGTCAATCATCCCGTCGCCTAGCATGGCGCGAACATAGTCGTAAACTTTCTGTTTTTCAGCTTGAACATTAATTTCTAACATTGGTGTCTCCCAGTATATTTATCGAATAAATACTGTACTATGCCACGTTTATCACTTTACCGTCCCGAAAAGGGCAACGACTACAAATTTATAGATCGCCAAGCATCTGAGATGTTTCAGGTTGGCGGAACAGACGTTTACGTTCACAAATACATGGGTCCATCCCTAGTAGCTAACGGTACTGCTGATCAACCCACTATTGATTCGTACAATGTTAAAAACATACAAGATCTACTGTTTTTAGAAAATCGAGATAGAAAGTATGATCCTAGCATTTATAGAATACGAGGCGTTTATAACGTACAAGATCTTGACTTTAATTTAAGTCAGTTTGGTTTATTTCTCGATAACGACACATTGTACATGACCATACATATCAACGATTTTGTTAATACTGTTGGCCGCAAACCTATTAGCGGAGATGTATTAGAAATTCCGCATCTCAAAGATGAGTTTGCTCTTAACGATTTAGATGTAAGTCTACCTAGATACTATGTTATCAGTGATGTAGGCCGAGCTGCTGAAGGATTTAGTCCAACATGGTATCCTCATTTATACAGATTAAAATTAACTAAAATCAGTGACAGTCAACAGTATAAAGAAATTTTTGATCAGAAGATTGTTGATCCAGTAACTGGTGAAGAAACTAATAATACGTTGCGTGAGTTGTTAAGTACTCAACAAAAAGTATTAGACATAAACGATCAATTAATTGCTCAAGCAGAAGCAGACGCTCCCAAGAGCGGTTACGAAACTCGACATCTGTACACATTAGCAGTTGATGCATCTGGTCACGCTGCACTAGAGTCAGTTGACGATACTAGTTTTCCTCCAGACTCGTCATCTACTAACATTGATGCTAGTAGAGTTTTAAAGAGACCAAAGCGCAGCGGCTACCAAGGTTACCTAGTTGGTGACGGAGTTCCAGAGAACGGTGTTGACTTTGGGCACGGAATACAATTTCCCAATAATCCCTATGACGGTGATTTCTTCTTAAGAACTGATTTTTTACCTAACAGATTATTTCGATATGATGGGGCTCGATGGGTCAGAAGAGAAGACGATGTACGCATGACAATGACTAACACTGACACTAGAAGTACACTCAAAGGAACATTTATTAACAATAGTAATAAAGTTGGAGTTGGATTTATTGCCAGCGATGTTTATAGAGTTGAAGAATTTAAAGTTACAGCATCTATAGCTACTGTAGGAACTGATCTTGTTCTTACTGTAAGTTACATGCCGCCAGGTAAGATTATTAAAACAGGGTATGTGTTTAATTTACCAAAAATTCCCACTGATGCAAATGTCTATAATAGTGTAGAAATTGAATCTATATTGTCAGGTTCGGGAGGCATTGGCACTTATAAATTGGTAAGTACAACGGGCATAACCACTGTATCTAACAGACAAATTACACTTATAGGATTTAAACAACATCTCCTTACTCAAACTTATGTAGCAGGTATGTTTGCCAATGTTAATTTTGGTGACAGTCTTGTTCCGTCAGTAACTGCTAGTTCAGGAACTGGCGGTAAAGTGTTGTTGACATTTAGTGAAGCAGCACCAACTGATTATGAAATAGAATGGCAGCTATATTCTGGTTCAACAAACGAAAGAGTGGCTATTAGCAAGGCTCTTAAACCAAAGGCTGATTTATAATGCAATATTTTTACGATGGTCAAATAAGAAGATATCTTTTGCAAATCATGAGATTAGTGAGCAACTTCGTTATAAAATACGGGGATGGAACACTGGTACGTGTTCCGGTAGTATATGGTGATCCGGATAGACAAGTGGCTAATATCATTAATCAGAATAGTGAAAATACTGTAGTAAGTGCCCCTAGGATATCAGTCTACATTACCGGATTAGAATTAGATAATAGTCGTCTAGGAGATCCTAGTTTTGTAGGTAAGGTACATGTAAGAGAACGCGAAGTAGATCAAGACGGAAACTATACCACTAATCAAGGTAACAGTTATACTATTGAACGTCTTATGCCCACTCCTTATAAATTATCTGTAAAAGTTGATATTTGGTCTACTAGTAATGATCAAAAATTACAGATACTTGAGCAAATATTAATGCTGTTTAATCCTAGTTTAGAAATTCAAACTACAGATAATTATGTTGACTGGACTAGTTTAACTGTAGTTGACCTTACTCAAGTAAATTATAGTAGTAGAAGTATACCAGTAGGTGCGGCAACAGAAATTGACATCGCTTCATTATCTTTAGAAACACCAATCTATATTAGTCCCCCAGCTAAAGTAAAACGTCTTGGTGTTGTTACTAATATTGTCACTAGTATTTTAGGCGGTATAACTGATAGAAATGATGCATTTGTTGACGGGTTTGGTAGTGATAGCAATATAGGATTAAATGGATCATGGATCGCTACACCTTTATCAAATATAAATTCTACACCCGGCAATGATAATATTGAAGTTGATGGGAATCAAATAAGATTAGTAAATAATGGATCTTACATATCTTGGTTACAGCTTTTAGAGCAATATCCTGATTTATATAAACCAGGATTGAGTAAAATTTATCTTAAACAACCGGACGGTACATACGTAATCGGTTATTGTACAGTAAATCAACTTGACGATACTGTGTTACAGGTAAATTGGGATATTGACACATATCCATCAAACACTCCAATCGTGTCAAATTTTAGATCTAACCTAGGCACCTTTGATGCTATAATTGATCCAAGAAGAACTAGACCATCTAATGTAGTGCCTGGTACTAGATATCTTATTTTAGAAAGCATTGGAGGTGGCATTAGAGATACGTTCACTGCTGAAAATAGCGTATATACTATCAATACTGATGTATTGCATAAAAAAGTTTACGATCATAAAATATTTGTTGATGGCGTTGAAGTAGGCTCGGGTAGTAGCAGAGTACCTGATAATAAAGAAATTGGCAACTACTATATTACATTAGATAATCCAGCTGCCTCAGGTAGCATTATCAAATACGAATTATATATGAATGAAGACGGTCCTGATGCTTGGAAAAATACTAACGGCAGTGATTTTATTGCAGAAGCTGACGACATAATTGAGTGGGACGGCAATACTTGGAACGTAATATTTGATGCTCAAGAGAGCAATGATATTATCTTATATATGACCAACGAGTATAGTAATACACAGTATAAATGGAATGGTGTGTATTGGAGTAAGAGCTTTGAGGGCGAGTATCAAAGAGGAAACTGGAGTCTTGGAATCTAAAGAAAAAATTGTCTGTAGCGGTGCAATATTTTACTCAAAAAGCACTAAAAAAATACTTTACTTACAGAAAGCCAACGGTAAACATCAAGGTGTATGGAGTATTGTTGGAGGAACTACAGAACTATCCGAAACTCCGTGGCAAGGACTTCAACGAGAGATAGTTGAAGAAGTTGGATTTCTTCCTGAAATAATTAAAAGTTTACCTATTGAAACATTTATCAGCAACGATAAAGTTTTTAACTTTCACACATACCTGTGCATAGTCAATGAAGAATTTATTCCAAAATTAAGTTTAGAGCACAGCGGATATGCCTGGACCGGACTTGAATCTCCACCTAAACCATTACATCAAGGGTTGCGGAATAGTTTTAGTAACAAAACTATTCGCAACAAACTACAAACAATATTTGATGTAATTGACCTTATATAATTAAGCGTAAGTAGCAGATACTGTGACCCACTGGGTTGCAGTCATACAGATAAATTCTAATGTTCCGCCTGTTGTGATTGTAAATCCTACGTTACTGCCTGCTGAATTTATCTGAGCACCAATGTTTGGATAAACAGTAAGGTTATTAACACCACCGTTTCGTATAACAATTCGATGTCCAGTTTGCCAGAAAGGAAGTATTACACCTGAACTTACAGGCGTTGTTGTAACGTTGTTTACGTCAGCAGTAATAGCCAATGCTGTTCCTTGATTGCTGCCTGTTGCAGTTAGTCCTGTTGCCGTACTAAATGCTAGGAAATCACCATACTTTCTACGACCTGCCTTGTAGACTCTAGTGTATCTCCAACCGCTAATAAAACTACGTCTTGTTCCAGATGTAAATGAGTAGTTAAATAATGCCATTGGGCTAAAATATTTTGTATTAGCTGCAAACTGTCCTACGGCTGTACCAAAGCCTGTGATATATCCTGTATACTTGGTCCAAGTAGTAGACGCGGCAGTATTACTCATTACCCAGTAACCAAAGCTACCCGGGTTACCTCCAAGACTTGTTCCAGATGCGCTGATGTCAACTGACCCCATATAGTGTCCCGGCCCTACATATCCAGGATCGTTACGCAGCCATACTTCACAATAAAATATGTCGTTAGTATCAACTGGAATTAATGGAAATCCTGAACCGTAGGCAATAGATGCCACACTAGGATTACTGTCAATCTGAATACAATATCCGCCTGGCGCAGTAGTGTCTGCGTTCCAAGTCACGTTTGAAGTATTAAAGAAATTTTGTAATTCAGTCTGCGTCCATGTTGGATCAATTTCAAATACACATTCGCCTGGACTATAGTGTCCCATTGGATGTCTTTCTGATGTTTGAAAACGTGCATTAGTTCTTACTAGACCGTTGGCATGTTGACTATATCCGCCAACATACAGATTTTCTACAATGCCTACACCGCCGGCTACAACTATTGCTCCGGTGCTAGTACTGGACGACCCTTGATTAAACAATACAGATAGTCTACCACCAGCGCCACTACCTACGTTAATAGTTCCGGTTGATATTCCAGTAAATAAGTTTACAGTACCTGTGGTCACGTTAGTGGCTAGCGATGCTGTACCTGTAGTTCCGTTACCTCGTATGTTTACAGTTGCATTACCACCAGTGCCACCTACGTTAACTGTAGCAGCATTACCGCCTAGGATAATAGTTGATCCACCGCCAGTACCAAAGTTAATTGTTCCTGTAGTTATACTTGTCCATTGATTAACAGTACCTGTGGTCACGTTAGTTGCCAGTGTTGCAGTACCTGAAACTCCGTTACCGCTGACGTTCAATGTTGCATCACCGTTGGTTGCTCCAACTCTAACCTGGCCGCCAACACCACCAAGGTTAATTACACTCGAACTTGATCCAACACCAACGTTGACAGTACCTGTAGTTAGTCCAGCAAACATATTAACTGTACCAGTGGTTAAGTCTGTAGTAAAGTTGATAGCGCCAGATCCGTCTGCTGGACTTCTTACTCTAAATACGTTTCCTGTAATCTGTGCGCCAAGTGAGGCAGTTACCAGTGAAGTACTACTTAATCCAAAATTAACTGTTTGAGCATTTAATGATATTGTACCCAGTGCACCTGCAACACTACTGCCAAGACTAATATTAGTTATACTATTTGAAATACCGTTTTGTCCAATTTCTATAGTTTTAGTTGTAGCATTAGTTGTAGCACCAGAACCAAATCTATAAGTACTTGCGCCCGTACTGCTGTTACCTATGTTAATAGTCTGTGCAGCCGTAGCTGATGATCCTACTGAAATAGCAGTAGCATTAGAACCATAGTTTATAGTACCAGTTACTGATGTAAATTCGTCAACTTGGCCTGTGGTCACATTAGTAGTAAGCGTAGCAGTACCGCCTGTGCCGTTGGCTAGTATTGACAATATGTTATTACTAGTATTGGCACCAATGTTAACTGTGGCTGCGGCACTCTGGTGTCCAATGGCTGCTGTAGCTATACCAGGAAATACAACAGTGGCATTAAGCACATCGCTGCCGTTAATTTTAACAGCTTTACCTGATACTAAATTAATATTTTCACTTGACGACCATGCTAGTACGCCAGCAGTATTATCATACTGCCATGTTTTATTAGCTGTACCAAGGACTGTGATACCACCACCATTAGCACTGGCATCTGTAGCACCGCTTGAACTAAATGTAGCTGGCCCAGCAGTCTGATGATTAACGGTCATGGTAACCTGTGTAAGGCTGTCGATGCTTTGAATAACAGCACCTGCGCCAAATGCTCCAGTGCCTGAAGTTACTGTAAAAGTCTGTCCTGGAATTAATCCAACTGTAGATCCGCTGGTAATAGTAACTGTGGCAATTCCTGTTGCTAGTGTTGCCTGTAAACCTGTTACTGCTACAACGCTGGCTAATTCAATATTCTTATCGTCAACTTGTACTATGCTTGAATTAAAAGTTGTTGTTGTACCATTAACTGTTAAATTACCGTTAACTGTTAAATTATTTGGAATTGTGACTAAACCTTGGTTACTGATAGAAAGCACGTCTGCCATTGTATTGGCAGCAGGTCCTGATGAACCTGGAAGTGCAGTTCTAAATACGATAAGTCCTGATCCGCCTGTTCCTGTTCCATTACCTGCGGTAATGATAGTGTCGGCACCAATTTGGTTAGTTCCTACGGCCGAACCTGATCTAAATGTTGCAACGCCGCCAGTGCCTGAAGTTGTTGCATTTCCGCCTTGGAATATTGCTGTACCGCCTGCGCCACTAGTTGAACCACCACTGCCGCCTTGTACTGTAAGAGCTATACCTGGACTGCCAGCGCCTGTTGCGCCTGGACGTACAGTCATTGTACTGTTAGACTGTGTTGTTATAGTTGTAGCTGTGGCATTAGCACCTATTGTGATTGTGCTAGCGTTTGCTCTAAATGCTTGAACTGCTGCTGAGCCCGAAGTCATTGTTCTTAATACAAGGTCAAATGTTTCTGCGCCGGCGGCAATTCCAGTAGAAAGTATTTCAATAGCTGCGCCAGTGGCATTTGTTCCGCCAGCGTTTTCAGCTATAAACTGAATACCTGTGCCCATACCTGCAGCAGCAGTTCCTGAAGTTGTATGTCTAACTTTTAACGGATAGCTTATGCTGGCATTTGATGCATCATCAATGCTAACTGTTAATGTATTTGGTGCTGTTATTGTATCTGAATTAAATGTAACAGCATCTGCACTAGCATCGCCTATGGTAGTAGTTCCGTTGACTAATAGATTACCCCTGACGGTGACGTTACTGCTTGTACCGCCCATAGAAATAGCAGCAGCTTGTCCAAAATTAATTGTAGTAATGTTAGCATTAAAAATACTAGCAGTACCTGTATTAGAACTAGCGATAGCAGGATTGGCGCCGTTCATATTGAACGTTGTACCGTTAGTCATTGTTATAGTTGGATTAGCAACAGTTACAGTACCAGTGCTAGTTCCAATGTTAATAGAAGTACCGGCGCCAAACGCATTAATTGTTGATGCGTTTGCGTTGAATACACTAGCTGTTCCAGCATTGGTAGTAATAGTACCTGTGCCACCTGTGCTGTTGCCTCGAATAGTCAAAATACTGTCGCCACCAGTTGTACCAATATTGACTAGGCCAGCTGCACCACCAATGTTTGTTGTACTTGCACCGCCTGTGGCAATGTTTACTGTACCTGTGGTAATACCAGTATAGGCATTAACAATGCCTGTAGTCACATCACTGGTTAAATTAATAGTTCCACTAGCAACAGAATTAATTTCAAATATATTACCAGTAGCAGCTGGACCAAATGTTAATGTACTTGCGGCAGCGGCACTGGTAGCAATGTTAACGCCAGTAGCAACTCCAAAAGCATTAACCGTAGTGCTTTGAGTATTCCAAAGGTTTACTGTGGTTTGTGTACCAACAACAGTGGGATTGCCTATAGTTAATGTACCACTGTTGGCGCCAACAGCAATAGTTGTTCCAGCCCCAAATAGGTTACCAGTAGTTGATACAGTATTAAAAACGTTAGCGGTGGTAACACCGTTGTTAGTATTAATTGTAGCCGTACCAGTTGTAGCATTACCGCTGACTGTTAAAGTGGCGTTACCTGTATTAGATCCAATAACTAACGTGGCAGCGCCCGAACCAACGTTAGTTGTACTTGCGCCACCTGTGGCAATATTTACAGTACCAGTTGTAATGCCAGTGTATAAATTTAAAGTACCTGTGGTAAGATCTGATGTGATATTAACTGCACCACTAGCTGTGCTTGATATTTTAAAAGTATTATTGGTCACAGCAGGACCAACGGTAACGGTTACTGCTCCAGCAGCACTTGTGCCTGCGTTAATACCTGTGGCTACACCTGCAAAATTTACAGTAGTAGCATTGGTGTTTAATAAATTAAATGTTGTTTGACTAGTAGTAAGGTCACCACCGTTAACTGCTAGGTCTCCTGTGACCACAGTATTAGCATTGTTTATTGTAGCAGTACCAGTAGCTGCACCAATACTTACAGTTGTTGCGGCGCCACCTACATTTAATGTCGTTGCATTAGCATTAAAAAGTGTAGCTGTACCAGTTGCTGATGTTGTAATGTCTGCGCCATTAACTGCTAAATCTCCAGTTATTGTTGCTCCACCGCCTACAGATAAATCAGTACCTACAAACGCTTTTTTAGCTACTGCTACACCACCTGCTGTGTATACAGATGCGTTAGTGTCTGTTGAACTTGACGCATCTGTTGAACTTAATACTTGTGCCTCTTCCGTCACTACGAGGCCGTTCTTTACGACGAAATCTATTGTTGCCATTTGGTTTCACTCTCCACCATTATGTTGTATTTATTAGACGGTATTTAAATGTCTTACCACCCTTACTTTAACAGTATTACCTGTTGTTGCCTGCGCACGTAGTTCAACGTTTGCACCGTTAATAGTTGCAGTAAATGTAACTAAATTATTTCCAGTTCTTATCACAGCATAGTCTGTAATAGTTGCAGTAGTACCGTCGTGTAATATTAATATTTCACTGGTCTGATATTGGTTAACATCTGTACCAGCGGTACAAGTCACTGTGAGAGTGTACTTGCCGCTTCTAAAAGTCGCTAATGCAAATGTATCAACTGCTACGGCACTTACACTAGTAACGCCGGTCGTTTCGCTTGAGCTTATATAATTCTGATTGTTAATATTAACTGTACCAAATCTAATTGTGCTAGTTGTTGCACCAATATTAATTGTACCTGTCACACCAGTATATAGATTTACAGTACCTGTAGTTACATCAGTTGTATGATTAATAGTTCCAGATGTTGTTCCAGATAGTTTAATTGTATTACCTGTAACTGCACCACCAAATGTCAATGTACTTGCGCCAGCTGTTGCGTTAGTAGCAACATTGATAGTTCGGGCGCCCGTGCCGCTGTTAGCAAGTGTTAATGTAGTTGCTGAAGCAAACGCTGCGACCGAAGTTGCGTTGTTATTAAACACGTTTGCTGTCGTCATAGCAGTTTCTAAATTTAAACTAGTTGCTGTACTAGATTCAGCAAGTGTCATTCTTGTTACAACAGTTTGTGTGGTATCGCCAGTTGAGCCAGTTGTGCCGCTTTGGAAGTTAATTACACCGCCTGTAGCGTTACCTGTACTCAACCCCGGACGAACTGTAAATGCTGCACCTGCAATATTTGTTCCAACCCCGTTTTCGCCTTTGATTACCGCAGACACAGGTGTTGCGCTAGCTTCACTTGAACCAATAGTCACATTGCGATTTCTGATTACCAATGTAGATTCTCTTACAACAGTACCTGCTTTAGTCAAGTTCGCTGCTGTAACACTTCCATTAGTTTTAATTGTAAATGTAGCTGAAGCTGCTCCTGCACTAGTTACTGGCCAAGTACCAATAAGGTCTGGAACTCCAGCACCAGCAAGAGTAATTTGATCTCCTACTTTAATTCCTAAACTTGTATTAGTATCTGTGAATACTATTGATGTACTTGCAGTTATTGTGCCTGTTGTTGCTGCACTTAAATAAACAGTTGTTCCATTTACGCCAGTTACTGTTGTACTGCCAGGAATATTTGCGCTGCCTTGTACTAACATACCGGCACGTACACCAGTAGTTGCTGCAAATACCAATGCAGTTGCTCCAGACGTAACTGTTGTTGTTAGTGCCAATGCAGTTGCTCCAACATATACACTTCCAGAACTTAATGTTGTGAGCAATGTAGAACCAGTATTGCTGTAAGTAAATGTAGTAAGTCCAGTAACAGTTGCACTTATATTTCTTGCATCAAATGTAGAATCTGATCCGCAGACTACTGTAACTGTGTCGCCTGTGGTCAATCCATGATTAGCAGTGGTTGTAATAGTTGCCACGTTGGAACCATTTCTAGCAATTGAACCAATAGTTAATGTTAGGCCAACATTGACAGTTACGCTAGTAGTTGATGATCCGCCTGTGGTATAGCTCTTAACATTTGTAGTAAGACTTTCGCTGGCAGAATTTGAACCAATACTTACACTAGTAGCATCGCCGCCAGCATTAAGTACTTTAGATCCTGTGTTAAAAACTGCGGCAGCACTAGTGCTAGTAGTTGTAACATATGGGCCTGTTAACGATATACTTCTAGCAAGTGTGAGTCCTGTGCTCCACTGTGGGGCTGTACCTGAACTGGTCATTACACTATCACTAATACCAATATTCAAAGTGTTAAATGTTGTCGTACCAGAAGCAAACACAGTATCGCCAACTGCATAACTTCCTATTCCTGTACCGCCACGATTTACAGGTACTGAACTAGTTAAGTTTGCTGGGTTTAAGAAGTAGGAACTATCTAAATTATCTAGTGTACCAGCATCAACTACTCCAGATTTAATATAAACTTCACCTGCATTGATAGCATCTCCAGTACCAACTGCAAACTGAGATAGATTAAATGATGCGGCACCTAACGATGAATAACCACCAGCACCACCAGTCTTATCAGCTTTAATAATATCAACTGTGACTGCACCATAGAATGGACTTGAGCCGGACCCTAATATAGTAATTGGGCTCAGCGCAGCAGCCGCAACACTTTTAACCGCAGTGGCCCAAGTTGAATCACCGCGTAAGAATGTATCAGTATTTGCAGTACCGGATGCAAGGCGTGATGGGCTAATAATACCAGAAATAATATTACTTGCATCAATGTTGCTAGAAACCAATGAGTTCCAGTTATTTCTATCTGTGCTTGATGTATTAACTGTACCAGTTACTTGAACATTTTGTTTGACAAAAGTAAGTGTTCCAGATCCAGCGCCGTCGATGTTTGTAGAATTTGTTACGTTGCCGTTGACACTTAATAGTGCGTCGGCTCGTAGTTCGTGTAATGTAAAACTATTTGTAGTTACAGATCCAACAAAGAAGCGTGTTTGATCTGGAATTGCTACTGCGCTGACTGTAGGCATATTTAAACTTGTTACACGAACAGCATCACCAGTGATTAAACTGTGTGCGGCTGCATAAATTGAATTATCTGTAAGATTTATTGCATATCTTGTTAGGGTATGTGTACCAGTTGATGACGCTCCAAATGGAGCAGCAGTCACTGATCCTACATTAAATGTACTACATAATTGAATAGTATCAACGCCAATTACCTTAACGTAATACACGTTACCAGTTACTAGTCCGCCCATTGATGGGTTAACTCCAGGACTGTATGTCACAGGATCTCCACTGCTAAATCCGTGTCCAACTAATGTAATTTCGTTGGTAAGATAATTTACATCTCCTCCAGAACCTGTAGGCAATGCGTTAAATGAAAACACTGTGCTGTTAGTAGAAGTTATGCTAAATTTAGTAGCGTTATTTTCTTCAATAAAGTCAGGAGCAGTTGGTGTAGCAACAAACAACTGACCGCCTGTTATTCTTAAATAGGCACGTCGTTCAACAGCGGTTGTAGTAATTTGAAAACCTGATCCACTGCCTCCCAAATTTGCATTGTTAGCAGATAAATTGCTACCAGCTACATAGCCTGTGCCACCAAAGACTAAATCTATATCAGTGACAGCGCCTGTGGCACTTACAGTAAGATCTGCTAGTGCTCCTGAACCAGAACCCGTTACATTTGTCAGCGGTACTCGTCGATAAATTCCAGCTACATAACCTGAACCCGGAACTAGTGTAAGACTGTTGACCGCAGTAAGAACACCAGCTCGTAGTTCTTGTACTTCACCTTGACTTAATGAGTCAGCGGCAGTGGCCACTGATTTTACAGTTCCTGATTCTGTAGCAGGAGTAAAGAATGACAACGTAGCAGTATTTGTGCTGGCAACTGTGCTATTACTTGGGAATGTAACTGTAAACGTTCTTGGATCAACTGCCATGTTCACTGTGGTAATTTTGCTACCTTTTGGAATTGTGCCGCTGGCATCAAATACATAATCTCCCACAGTAATTGTTCCTGTTAGAGAAGCAGCCGGAACACTACCGGTCATGGTGCCAGCACTTGCTGCACCGTCTAATGTTGCTGTGGCAGTTGTAGTAGCAGACGCAGTAGATGATGCAGTAATCTGCGGGTAGTAAAATTCAGTAGATGATGTTACTGTAACAAATGGTGATGCATCATAGGCTGCTGAAACAGCATTAACACGAACTTGGTTACCTGTAACAGCACTATGTGAACCAGTAGTTGTGATATATGCATAGTTGTTATAAACAAATGCTTTGCTGATTGTTGCCAAAGTAAATGTCACTGAGCCAGTATTAGGAATAATCAAATATTGACTAGTTGTAGCATTTCTTAAAAAGTAGTTAGGACTTTGAGAAGTTTTAGTAGCAAGTGTTGGATACGCACCGGTTGCAGTTGATGCAATTGTTAGTGTGTTTGCAGCACCGGTTGTAAAATTAACTGTAAAATCTTCGTAAATGCTGGCAACAATAATTGTAGTGGCGCTGCTGGCGTAGTCGCCTTTTAGGTATCCTGTTGCTCCGGTCACTGCTTGAACTACTAGAGATCCGTCAGTAAATGCAGTACCAAGACTACCACTCAAATTTAATTCGTATTGATGAAAATTTTCAGTTGCAATATCACCCGCCTGCATGTCGCTTGCAGGAACATTGTCTACCTGTGTTAATCTTGATCCATATCCTGGAGAAATAAAACTTGTAAAGTTTCTTTGTGTCGGAATAAGATCACTGTTGATCTGACCATTACTGTTTAATTGAACAATTGAGCCTGGAATAGCGGCTGTGGTCACAGTCTTGTCAATAAATGAACCTAGTCTATTATTAGCATAACTCCACATTGCTAACTGTGTGCTTAATCTAGCATCACTAGGGCCGCCAACTTCGTTTTCACCTAGGTCAACGTCTGTAGAAATTCCAGTAATTTCAATATTACTCAATGCTAGTCGCAACACATCGAGTGTGTCAACTGTAACTTTATTACGGAAAGTAATATTACCAGTTCTGTTAAACGCTGTAATAAAGTCACCAACTTTAAAGTCACCTAATTCGTTAGTGCCAGATGAGTAAACTCGACCAGCATTTTCTCTATATTGCTCATATCTACTTTGAGTTTGTCCACCGTTCTGTGGTAGAGCGTTATAGTCTATACCAGAACCTGCATATTCCCAAGTATGTCCTGAACTGTTGGTAATACTAGGACGGTGGAAGTGAACTTTCTTTCCAGGTAATGTTCCTGTTCCAGTAAATGCTCCACCTGTGACTGTTGGTATAACACTAAACCTTGATCCATATAAATCAAATCTACGTGATGCTGATGTAAGTGCTATGCTTACAACTGTTGCATTAATTTTTGTAATTGATCCTGTACTTAAGAAAACGTTTCTTACAGACGCACTGTTAATAGTAACTTCATTGACACAGACAGTTAATGTATAAGTGGCTGCATCATAGCTATAAACATAGGCAGCATTTGGAAGTCCGTTGCTTACACCTTCTAGAACGTCACTGGCTGTAAATGAATATACGCCTGGTGTAAGAACAATATCTTGGAAAACATTGTGTGAATCTAATCTTTCGTTGACTACTACTTGGTAATCTTGTTTACGGAATTTGTGTGTTCCTGAACTCACAGAAAGAATTCTTACATTTCGTGACAGACTATCATCATAGCAGAGAGTAAAACTGTTAGCATCAATATATTTTACAAAATAAGTATCACCATTAAACAATCCACCAATGTCAGTATTTCCTTCACTGCTGTAGATTATTTCTGCACCGTTAAGAAATCCATGCGTGTTAATAGTAAATATACCGCCAGAGGGTGCTTGACCAGTTGTCACAGCAGTGGCTGCATTAAATGACACTTCAAGGAATGCTGGTAGTGTAGTTTTATAACTGTCTGTTAGGTCTGTACCAATGCCGTTAAGGCTTGCATATGTGCTGACCTGTGTTTTAACTGTTGCGGTGTTAGTTACTAGCGTATTATTTTTAACAATTAAGTCACCGTCAGAAACCCAAACTGTGCTAGGTGCGATATCGGCAACAGGTATTCCTGTATTAATTGTATCATAGATATCTTGTATTCTATCTTGAGCAAACACAGCGGCACCGCTAGAACCAGCAGTACCACTGATGTCTTGTGTTTGACCATTGCCTGCTGAAGGTGTAATGCTTACAGCTTGTGCAACATCATCAACAATAGATTTAAGATAAGCATAGGCTGCTAGTATAGCTGTTTTTTGCGATCCTGATAATGTAAATCCAACGGAATTTCTTCCTGCTACCACCGACTCAAGGTTACCGCCATAGGTTAAATCGTAGGCTAACCCATCAACAATATAACCAACATCAGCTTGCCATTCAGCTTTAACGGTTGAACTTAACGCAGACCAAACTGCATTTTGATTGACGTTTAACCACGCAGCAATTTCTGCTTTTAAAAAGTTTTTGTTTGCAACAACCAATCTTCTAGCATTAAAATATCCAGTGTCGTATCCAGTAGGATCTACAAGATTAGTATTAGCTAGAGCTTCTTCTGGATCTGCAATAATACCAATAATTAAATTCATTGCTGAATTAACTCTGTCTAATGCTGTTGGATTATCTGATACATAGCCTGCAAGTATACCTTTTAGGTATATGTAAGAATTAATTGTAATATCTTTTTGTGCAGTAGTGACTACAGATGCGGATCCTAAAAGGTATAATCTACCGGCACTGAGTGCTCTAAAGTTGCCGCCAAACATCATGTCATATCGAACAGCATCTATGATATAGCCTACATCACGTTCGCATTTAGCAACATCGTAGGTGAATACAGGATCAATAACTCTTACAATAAAGTGTTCAACTGGGCCTTCTGGTCTTGTAAAACCAAAAGCTGTAATAGTTTGATATCCTTGAAACGAACCAGTTGTTCCGATATAACCTCTGTCAAAGTCAAAACTCAGCGGACTATAACCAGATGCACGTAGAGCATATAAACCAAAGTTAGTAGCAGAGTTAGTAATAGAACAGTAGCCACCACTTTGTGTATAGACACCGTTCAATAAGAAAATCTGGAAACATGAAACAATTTGTGAGTAAGCATCATTAATAATACGCCATCCAGTACCACCAAAGCTTAACATGGTAAATGCGTTGGCAACCATTGACTTACCCTGTTGTGGTGTTGCACCTACTACAGGATTTTCTGCTTCGATAGCAACTGGCGGAGTGTTTGGTGTATCGACTTTACTGCCATCAACTAGTACACCGTTACCGCCCAAGAATGAAATAATAGAACAGTTCTGAATATAAGGAGAAGTGTGAATTGTTGGTTTGTCATTGGACAAGTAAGTGTAACCTACCCGACTTACAGTAGTATCAAGTGGATCATCAAATGCCACTGCGTAGTTAAAAGTAAAACTAGGAATGCCTGCACTTAACGCATCTCTAAATGTAAATTCTGTAAAATAACATCCGTTACGCACACGGAACATGTCTTGGTTAGCGTTTAATGGACGTACAATACATGCACGTAGGCTGTCTCCGCAGACGCTGACATTGTCTGGAATAATAATAGGGTTGTCTTCGTAGTAATCACCAGCGGCTACACTTACTACAAATCTTTGTCCATTAGGAATTCCTAATGCAGTATAGACCTGTGCCGATGCTAGTTGAAGTGCTCGTTTAACAGTTTTTACAGGAGCCGAAACTCCGTCATTGGCATCGTCACCTTTAGAGTTTGATACATAAATTCTGTTTCCGCCAAAAGAGTCTGCATCTGCCCATAGTAGCTGGCCGCTGCCATTAGTTACCAACGTTTGATTAAGAGCACCTGTGGCTGTTGGTAATTTTAATGTGTAGTTACCGGCAAGGTTGTCTGGTGCTCGAACACCTACATAGTTAATGCCGTTGGCTGTTAATTCTTTAAACTGAAGTTCTTTTGCATTTGCAACACTAGTATCTTGAGTAAACCCTATGTGATTACTAGTAAAAGATGAAACTGTATTTCCGTCTACTACCGAAGTAATTGCTCCATTACTTCCAGTGTCAGTTACTGTTACACTAGTGTCATTTTTAAAAATAGTACTAGTAATATCTAAAATACTATTATCGTCTTTCTTAAGAAAAACTTTACCATCGTTTGAGTTAAGAGCTAGTTCGCCTGCTTCAAGGTCTCCAGCAACTGGGATTTTTCCAGCTACGCTGGAACGCTTGTGTTTAATTCTACTTGCCATGTTGTCATCCTAAAAAGGTTGGGTCAAGACTTTCGTCGCCCTGCGGGTCAAGGAGAGTTTCCCCTCCGCCCTTAATAACTTCCGCCATCTATCGTATCTGTCCAAACAGGCACGTTACTTGCATCTGTTGTTAGTATTCCATAACTTGTTGTAGCATTACCTACGCCTGGATCACTGGCGGCCGTTACTGCTAGACCGCTTGTATTTTGTCCGTATAAGACACCATTTGTTGTAAAGCTACTCTGTCCTGTACCACCGTATTGAACTTCAAGATCAGCAGTCAGTGTTAATGTTTTAATATTTACCGTTGAGCCAGTGCCGCCTAGATTAACTGTTGAAGCACCAGCAGTGGCAACATTTAATGTGCTGCCTCCATCTAAACTTGTAAACAAGTTTACAGTACCTGTAGTTACATCAGTTGATAAATTAGCTGTACCTGCTGCTACTCCGGCAATCTTAAGAGTATTACCTGTAATAGCTGATCCAACATTAACTGTTGTTGCATTAGAAGTGCTTGTTCCTAGAACTATTGTTCCGCTAGCACCAATGTTGATTGTGCCAGTAACTGACTGCCATGCATTAACTGTACCTGATGTTACATCAGTAGTGTAATTAATTGTGCCGCTGGCAGTACTGCCAACTTTAAATGTGTTGCCGGTTATAGCTGGACCAAATGTAAATGTGCTAGCTGAGGCAGCGTTAATACCAGTATTAATTGCAGTTGCTACACCAAATATGTTACCGGTTGTTGATACACCATTGAACACATTGGCAGTAAGTCCGCCTGCACTTGATCGAATTGTTGCTGTGCCGCCAGCGGTGTTTGCTCTTATTTCTAATACACTGTCGCCAGATGTAGTACCAATGTTAACAGTGGAACTAGCAGCACCAACGTTAACAGTGGTTGCAGATCCAAACAAGTTACCAGTAGTTACTACTGTATTATAAACGTTAGCTGTAGTAACACCAGTGTTAGTTCTAATAGTAGAAGCACCGCTTAATGAGCTACCTCTTATTTCAAGGATACTATTACCAGCAGTATCTCCAATGTATACGTCAGCACTTTGTCCGCCAATGTTAACATTGCCTGTTATGCTGGTAAAGATATTTGCTGTACCAGATGTAACGTCTGTGGTAAAATTAACAGTTCCGCTAGGTGTACCAGCAATTTTTAAAATGTTACCAGTTACACTTGCACCAACTTTAACTGTGGTAATAGCGCCAGCATTAGTACCTAAATTAATATTTCCGTTAGAACCAATGTTAATAGTTCCAGTTACAGTCTGCCATGCATTAACTGTTCCTGATGTTACTTCAGTAGTATAGTTAACTGTGCCGCTAGTAGGTCCAGCTAGATTTATAGTGTTACCGCTTTGTGCAACATTACCATATGATAGTGTAGAATTAGTAGTTGCATTTGTTGCAACGTTAACTGCTACGGCAGCTCCGGCAAAATTTACAGTAGTAGCATTAGCATTGGCTAGATTAAAAGTAGCAGTACTTACAGTAAGATCACCACCATCAATGTTAACATCTCCATCAACATCAAGGTTGTGATTAATGTTAGTTGTGCCTGTGGCAGCACCAATTTCAATTATTGTAGCATCGCCGCCAATATTGAGTGTAGCAACTGTGTTGTTTAATAGATTAAACGTAGTAGCAGTTGAACTAATATCTCCGCCATTTACAGCAAGGTCCCTAGTTATAATTACATCTCTGTCTACATTTAAATCTACACCAACAGTAAGATTCTTTTCAATGCCAACTCCACCTTCTACTACTAGAGCGCCAGTATCTTTGTCTGTACTGTTTGAAGTATTGAGAATTAAAACTCTAGGTGTTTGATCAAACTTAACTGCTTCAGCAGTATCAGAAGTGTCTATTACTATGTAATTTTGTGTGTTTTCTTTAATTAGGTAAGCTGAAGCAGTATTGTCTGGAAGATTAACTGTGACTGAACCTTCTACTTGGTGTGTGTCAGATGTACGATTATCACCAAACGATGTATTTCCTAAAACTGTTAAATCTGTTCCAACATATAATTTCTTTGCTATGCCAACGCCGCCGGCAAACGTGTTAGCCGCAGTTGTTGTATTTGTAGCGTCTGTGGTATTGAGGAAAGTAGTTTTTGGTGTTACGCCAAAAGTTATTAACTCACTGTTATCGTTAGTAGTGATCTTAAAATAACTATTAATGCCTTCTAATACTTCTACTCCTGCAGACACGTTGTCCCGCATATTAACAGTAAGGATACCGTTAATTGTTGTAAGAGATAAAGTGTCAATACCTAATGTAGTATCTAAATTTACATCTAAATCGTTAGCTACAGTAGTAGTTCCTGTGGCAGCACCAATATTAATAGTTGACGCTGCACCAAATGCATTAACAGTAGCGGCAGTGGTGTTTAATAGATTAAATGTTGATTGATTAGTGGTAAGGTCGCCGCCTCTTACCTGCAGATCTCCAAAGACATTTGTATTAGCACTTTCAATGTTTGTAGTACCGCTGGTTTCACCCATGTTGATACTGGTTGCAGATCTAAATGCGTTAACTGTTGCCACTGATGTATCAAATAATGTCAATGTGCTGCCTAAAGTACTGGCAGACAATGTAGGATTATTAGCATTAAAATTAGTAGTTACAGCATGGGTAAAATTAACTACAGAACCTCTTATGTTTGAAGTACCGTCAGTTCTACCAATGTTTAATGTTGTAGCTGCACCAAATGCATTGACTGTGGTTGCATCTGTGTTAATAATATTGAATAGAGATTCAGTGGTCGCTAATGTAGAACCATTGAGTGTAAGATCGTTATTAAGAGTTACTGTGCTGGTTGGATTACCCATGGTAATTTCAGTAGCACCAAGGAACGCATTAATAAATGTTGGGCCGTCTTCAAGAATAGAATCTTTGTTAGCTCTATTCATAAAGTTTACAGTTGCTACGTCTGCGTAAACTTCGCCGCCGTCTAATCCAATATCGCCTTGGAATGTAGTAACTGTGCCTGCAACAGTTTGATCAACTGCTTCAACTTTGTTTAAGAAATTAGTTTGTGTATAGGATGCTACCGCAGACTGAGTAGGAGCTGTGTTAACGTCTGAAACACCTGTACTGGCTAATAAGTTAGGATCAGCACTGACTTCTCGAAGCTGCACACCAACAGGAATACCGTTACGTTTAAACGGACCAATAGCTGCCAGACCTGATAGGTTTAAGTTTTCAGCATCAATGGTAACTTCACCTGTAAGAGCATTAACGCTAAAGAAACTACCAATTCTATAGTTACCAACTTGGTCGCTGGTAACAGTAAAACATTTACCGTTGTTTACTTCAACTCGTTCTTTAGACGGTACAGGTTCACCACCAAAGAACGGTAGCGCATTATAAGTAACGCCCGAACCAACATACTCTAGAGCTGTTGATGCTGTTGAAACTGTGCTTACGTTATAGAATCTTATAGTAGTTCCACTTAACAAGTTTTGAATAGCTGGATAAGTGAAAACTTTAATTGATCCACCATATGTTGTATTCAAATACAAGATTGTGTCTTCTTGAATTTGCGATTTGTTTTGTAAAACAATGGCTCTCTGTATTTGTAGAGTTGGATCACCGTTGTTCAAATCTGGTTTAAGTTCGGGGTCTGGAACATATCCAGTTCTATGATCGACAACATCGTTGATGATTTGTAACAGGTCTTCTGATTTTAATGCAGGTCCGTTTGGATCTATAGGGAATCCTAAAGGTGTACTAATCACCTGCGGTGTAGAATTACCTGGTGATGGAGTTACTGTTTGATTTTTAACAATTTTACCTACAAATGATTTCCAGTATACATAGGCTGCTAGAGTTTCTTCAATGTCGTCAGCAAGAACACTACCTTCAGCATAGGCTAATGCAGCATTAATTGTTTGACTATTTCCTTCATAGGTTAAGTCGTAGGCCATTGCGTCAATGATATAGGCAATATCTCTAGTACATTTTCCTAGGTCATATCCAAAATTACCAAATGTTCTCTTAAGATAATTTATAGTATCAAACTGAATTGTAGTGATATCTTGTAATACTTTGCTTGTGAATCTATCATAGACAAGGTAGTTAACACCATTTGCATAAGTTGGTTTTACTATTGGAATACCAACGTCAGAACTTACAATACTAGCTGCTCTTGATCCAACAAAGTTCCATGTATCTATTGTTTCTGCTTTTTGGCTGTTAATAACTACCTGTGTAGATGTTGTGCCTCTTCTATAAGAAATGCCAGACTGTATTGATAGGTAGTTTGAATTAAACATTAAATCAAAACCTAATGCATCAACTACATATCCCACGTCTCGAGAACATATAGTTTTATTATAAACCAGTGTTGGATATGTAAGATCAATATACTCAGTTGCTGCTGATCTAATAGTGTTTCTAGCAGCGTTCAATAATGTTCTTGCAGTGACTAATTCTGCCGACACCCAACTAGTACTTGGAGAAATAGTTGCTGGCGCACTGCCAGTATTAAATGTATTAATTAGTTCCTGTACTCTTGACTGAACAAATACAGCAGCGGCTACTCCGCCTGGTAATCCTGTGGTAACCTGTGTTTCAGTGCTGTTATACGGTGTCCAACTTCCACTATCTCCTATTAAAATATAGGGCATAATAGATTTAACATAGTTGTACAGATTTACTGAAGGTGTTAATTCTCCTACTGGCTCTACAAATACTCCAAAGCTAAAATAAGATCTGCAGATAATTTGTGTTGCTAGATTACACCCGCTTACTTCACCGTAGGTTAAATCAAAAGCCAGTGCATCAATAATATATTCAACATCTCGCTCACACTTTACAATGTCATAGCTAAAGCTATCAAATGTATTAGTTATATGAGTTATTGTATCACTTTGAATTGTAGATTTATTTGATTCAAGTAGTGTAAAGTTTGCCGACACAATAGGATTGCTGATATTTGCCGGGTATGTTATTGTTGGTGCTGTTCCAGTATCAACTATGTTGATAATGTCATCCATGTTGTTGTCAACTTGAGTTTGAACAGACAGTTGCACATCTGCAACTAACAAAGATTTTAAATGTCCGTATGCTGCCAATGTTACTAACTTTTCAGCAGGATCAATTATAAGAGCTCCAAAACTATAATAAGCATTGCCAGCAATAACTGACTGCCAGTTTCCGCCATATTTTACGTCGTAGGTAATTGCGTTTACAATATTTGCTACATCTCTATTACAAGCTGCTTGTCCAGTAGGTCCCAACGCTGCCCACTCTGTAGGATAATTAGTTTGCAAAAATGTTGCAACACCAGTTTGATAAGTTGTTTTATTAGCTTGTAAAGTTGTAGCTGACGTTGCAGCATCAACTGTGGTGTTACTGTTATCAGGAAAAATTATTGTAGGCGTAGTACCGCCATCTAATAAATCAGCAATAGTATCAAATGAAGCAGCAATTTCGTCTTGAAGGCTTACTGCTATATAGCTTTGTGCTCTTGCTTTTGCGTAGTTAACAGAACTTAATGTCTGAATTTTTTGTGTAGATAATACAATTCCGGTTGACGCTAATCCTCTGTTATAGGCGTTACCTGCAACTACGCTAGCAAAATTTGAACCTGTAATTAAATCATAAGCAGCAGCATCGACAATATATCCAATGTCTCTGCTACATGTTACTGGATTGTAATGTAAATTAAAATTCACATAGTTATAATCAATCCATGCTGTAATTTCAGCTTTTAAGAAATCTTTGTTAAGTCTTAACAATCTTCTTGCATGGAACCAATCAGGACTATATCCTGTTGGATCATCATAAACATATATGCTAGGAGTACTGCCGTTAATAATACTGTTGATCTCAACAACACTATCTCCAATTCTTTCGGCTGCCAATGCGCTTCCAGAAATAGCAGTTCCACTGATAATGTCAACTGTGATTTGTACTAGGTCTTCAGCAGTCGATCCTGCAAGAGGATTGCCTGCTGTCTGACTTACATCTTGTACAGCAGAGTTACTAACAGATTTAGTCCAACTTAAATTATCTGCTTGAACAATGTAACCAATAACTGCTTTCAATCTACCAAATGTCTGTTGGTGAGCAGTTACTTGATCTGGGATAACGCTAGTGCCGTCGGGGTTAAAGTATGAATTACTTGCTGTAACCGTGGCGCTGTTGCCTCCGTACATCATGTCAAATATAATAGCATCAATTAGGTATTCTGTATCCCGCTTGCATTTAATTTCATCGTAGCCAGGAATACTCGGAGTTCCTATAATATCACGAACATAGGCAGCAAGTTCTTCTTTAATAAATTCTTTGTTAATTTCTAATTGTCTTGCACCATCAATTAAACCTTGATCCACT